ACGCCTTCATGATTGTAACCTTCATGGCTGCAATTTACGGCAAAATCATTGACTGTATCAAATGCCTTTCTTGGCCAGCAAAATCTTCAATTCATTGACGGCATCCAGCAGCGTGTCCAGCTTCTTGGCCATATCGTTCTCGCGCTTCTCGAGGTTAATGATGCGCGACTTCAGCACGGTGACCTCTTGATTAATCTTTGTCCATGCTGCGATGCCTCCACCGAGCAACGCGATGAACTCGAATATCATCGCCGCCGTTATCTGTTCCATGCTCAAATATCGTCAATTTCGAACCAACCATTTTCGACCATATAGTCCTGATCACGCACCGTCGTCGTGCTGGGTATGATGGCGGCAAATGGGAACTCGTCGCTGTTGAGCGCATACGATTGCAATGCAAACCGCTCGTCCGCTGTCAGCTCAGGAAAGAGGCTGACCAGCTTCTCCAGCGTCGCCTGTTCGTGTACAGGTATGACATAATCTGTGTCCACCTGCAAGGCGTGTTGTACCCCGTCAGGATGCACGAGAACGCCGAACACGGCTCCGTCCTTTTGGTACGGCTCTTGGATAGCGAGCGGCGTTGTGATGTTGTAGAGTTCGCGCGTTATGGACTTGGCGCGTTTCTCGCTTGTTAGCGTTCCTTCAGGTAGGACTATGATATATTGCGCCATTACGAATAGATGTTGTAGAAGGTGTTGATGTTGCTCTCGATGCCTGTGCGGTTGTTTGTAGAATCAGCCGAATACAAAACAAATTCCTGAATTGTTCCTGACCAGTTCAAAGCATTGTTGTGATATGCGCCGAGCCTTTGTTGAGTTGTCAATGGCGTTCCGCTTTGAAGCGTTACTGTAGAACCTGCTTCTGTACCATCTCTGAACATTCTAAACACTGTCGACGTGCTACCAGCGATAAAACTATAAAGGTGCTGGTCAGTGTCCATGTTGCCATATTCAATGAACGGCGATGCTGCACCATAATATGCGCGGTCTTTAGCGCTAACTTGATAGTGCCAATATCTGACGTTGGCATCGGTTCCAAGCGTGAACTGCATTCGGTTGCCACTCGTATCATCTGAACGGCAAACCGTGTGAACGCTCATATTGTTAATATTCAACGAGCCTATGGACAAAACAAAATAATGGTTTGAACCATCGAAATCCATAGTGGGCTTTCCGTTCTCTGTCATCACGCCCGTCGTGCCGTCGTAAATCTTTGGCTGATTTGACGTTGATGTTTGCGTGGCGTCGTCCGTGTTTCCGCTTTGATCGTACAGCGTCTTCACGAATCCGTCATTTGACCCACAGTGCGCTGCAAGGCTCACCGTGTCAAGCTCACCGAATACGTTGAACCCGATGTCAGCTTCGGCGTTGTCGTTGCTTCGTCGCACTCGAACGGCGCTCCCGCTGTAGGCGGTTCGCAGCTTGCGCAAAGAGTAGGCCGCCGCCGCGCCTGTATACGTGTCGAGTAGTGGCGTGTTTTGGGTGAAGTAGTCGCCGATATTGGACTCGATGTTAGTGCGGTCGGTGGATTTGTCGGAAGCGTAAAAAATAGCCTCTTGCATTGAGGGCATTCCAATACCGCTATTTGTGGACCATCCAAATTCGTATGTGTAGCTGCTGCCGTCAAAATTTACGGCGCTATTTAACGAACGGCTTGCGGCAAAATCAAATAAAGAATTCCGCGTAAAACTTGCCGTTACTCCGTTTACATAATGCGTTGGCGAGCCACTACGAGTTGTGAAAGTTGTACTGGTACTGCCGTCTTCAATTAAAAAAAGATAATCGTGGGTAGGTGTTCCACCGTTATAAACAACGCCGACTTTACTAACGGAAGGGTCAGTATCAATAACACCGAAAAATGTGCTATTATTTACGCCTGTTTCAGTAGTAACAAGTCCAGTCGTTAAAGAATTGCTTTGCAAGATTGGCCGTCCATCCTGCTTCACAATCGCGCCACCCGTGTAAATAGTCGGCTGGTTCGCGTGCGTCGTCTGTACTGCGTCGTTGCCTGAACCCGTGCCGCCCGTCTGCGCTTGGTCGTACCAAGTCCGCACCTTGCCAGTCGTACCCGTGCAGAACGTCTCCAACGCCGATTCATCGAGGTCGCCGTTAGCATCAAATCCAATGTCTTGCTTTGTATTGTCTGAGCTTCGTTCTACCTCGATAGCCGCGCCCGTGTAATTCCCATTCAACCGCCGCACCGAATACGCCGCCGCCGCGCCGCTTCCATACGACTCGTTCAGCAAGCCTGTAAAAGTGGATGATTCCTCCCACGTCTGAATCAGCGTGAACGGCGGGCTGCCGTAAGTGTCGCCATCCCTGAACCCTTCGAACACGCTTTCCGTAGCGGAATAAGCGGTATCGTCTGCAAAGGTGTTGATCAAAGTGAAGTCGCCGATGGCGTCGCCGCTTTCAAGAAAGCCCGCCTTGTGGTAAATCTTGCGCTGAATAACCTTGCCGCTTGACGGCGTGTCGGATTGCGCGTCGATAAAGATACCGTCGCCGTCTGCCTTCACCGTGTACACCCGTTCCACAAATGGCGTGGCTGGCTTGTTGTTCTCCGCCTCGTCTTCGAAGCGGTTCGTAAAGTTCGGCAGCGACTTGAAGGAGCTTGTGGCCGTGTCAAAAATTAACGCCTCGTTCGCGGATGGTGTGCCTGTAATCGTTACGTCGCTCAGGTCGTTTAGTTCCGTAGGTACTGCGCTGGTGTCTGCCTTCGCATTCAAAGCCGTTTGCGTGGCTGAACTGATTGGTTTATCTGCGTCGCTTGTATTGTCCACGTTGGCCAATCCCACGTCCGACTTGGTGAGGTTATCGTTTACCCAGTTGCCGCTGTCGTAAATCAGGGACTCACGGTCGGCAGGCGTGGTGATGCTTGTGTCCGTTAAACCTGTCAGCGTGTTATTGCCTGTTGCATCGTCCGCCGCTTCCCAGTTGCCGCTCGTGCTGTTGTATGCAATCAGCTGGCCGTTCGATACGCCGTCAACGTCAACGTCAGCAAGTTGACCAAGCTGCGCACCCGTGACTGGTGTGCCTTGTGCAATCGTGAAATCATCGCGCTTAATGCGGAATGTAAACTTGAGCACTTGGCTGTATCGGCGCGGCTGGTATTCAAGCTCAATGTCAACGTCATTGAACTGTACGCTTTCCACGTTGACGCCGTTGTACGTTCCACTCACACGATCCAAAGCAGCGCGAACCTTGACGCCTACGTCAGCTGCTGCGTCGTAGGTGTCGGCATAGCACAAGAATTCAAAGCGCACCTCATCGAGCTTTGACGGTCCGTCGTGCGTATCCTCGGGCGCTACGCTCTGCAGCTGGTAAACGATGAATGGCGTCGCTGCTTCCTGCTCTGCAATCTCAGGAAAGATGCGCGTGCCTACCAAGTCAGTGACGCCGCTGTTGGCGCTTAAAATTCCGTATACTGCTTTACCTGCGTTCATTTCTTCTTTGCTTTTGCTGCTTTCCTTATTGCCCTCTTGTATCTCTCCCTCATCAAGTTAAAGGCTGCCGTGCGTTTGTTTGCTATGGATCGCTCAAACACGCCTTTGTTTCGCCCTTCGCCAAATTTAGCGTCACCGCCTTCAACGATGTTGGCAAACCAACCGTCAGAGTCAAGCGGCATGCGACGACCTACGCGCGGCCCTACCCAGTACGTGTTGGCCTGCTTGTCAATTAACCACACGCGCACCGAACGGTTCAATGTGCCAATCGGAATATCAAGCGGCTTTTGCTTGCCACGGCGTATGCGGATAACCTCACGCGCGTCCTTGATGTTGTTCTTCATCTCGTCCTTGTACAGCTTGCCAACCTCGCGATGGATGCGGCGCTGCACTTTGTCATCATTGATTTGCTTTCGCAAATGCTCCAGCTGCTTCATCAGCGGCTTGATGTCTACGCCGATACCTTCGAAGCCAGTACCAGCGCCCTTCATTTCGAGGCTGCCCTTTGCCATTACGTTCCAGTAATTTGACAAAGCAGAACAAGCTGGTCCTGTCGGCCCACCTCCTCAATGCCCTGAATGTTGTAATATTTGCCGTCATACAGCACGCGGTCGTCAGCCTTGATGCCTCGGCTGTCGCTGCTGCTGCGAATCTTAAAGCGCACGCGCTGCACAGGCATGTCCTGATCTGTGGTGATGCGCTCGGTCATACCTTCGCCCGTCTTCATCAGCTCGGCCCATACAGTCATGAGCGTAGTGTAGTCCAGCCGCCGCTCGCCGTAAACGTTCGTCGTCGTCGTGTAGCGCTCTATTGTAATACGTCGGTCGCTCTTGCCTATCCTCATCGGTCAGAAATTACGCGGTAAGGATTGAGCAAGCTGTGAATCAGGTTAGGCACCTCGCTTGAAATTGTACCCACCACGACAATGTTGCGGTTCTCGTAGAAGTGTGCGACCAGCAGCTTGATTGCGTGAATCAAACCGTCAGGCACCTCGGCCTCAAGGTAGCCCAGCTCCATAGTAACCTGCACGCCGTTGCTTGTGTCAGGATGCACAGTCGGCGGCGAGATGGTCGTGATGCGTGCGGGCTTGCGCTTCAGGTCCGTGTAGTATTGCGAGGTCGCCAAGGTGAGCGTCGTGCTCGGCGTGTTGTTGTAAACGATGCTGGTAATGCTACGCACAGGACCAACAGGGATTTCCCACGTACCACGAAACTCGTCGAGATACATTACCGCCGTGACGTCGCCCAGCTGTACGTTGCAATAGTTCTGCACGTACTCGATGGCCGCGCTGCGTAGCGCCTCAATTAGCGTATCCTCGTCGCTGTGGTCTACGCGCAAAAATGTCTTGAGGTCGGCGGTGCTGACGATGCTGGCCTCGACAGCTGCGCCAGTAATCTCTAAAGTGTAGTACATGGGTGCAAGATAAAAAAAAGGCCCCGCATGGTTGCGAGGCCCTTTCTCATTCAATCAATCTAACCTTATCC